CCTATGTTGAATTACAACAAGTATGAAGAAGAGTTTTATCTCGGTGTTGATGTCGCTCGTTCTCAAAAAACATCCAACAACCAATCTTCCATTGCTGTTGGACGAGTCATAAGAGATAAAGACTTTGATCGTATTACTCGTATTGAAATCCCTAATATTTTTACCATATCAAATGCATTAAACTTTACAGCACAGGCAGCCGAAGTTAAAAAAATAAAAAGAAATTTCAATGCACAAACTGTAATTGTTGATGGTAACGGACTTGGTTCTGGTCTAATTGACGAATTATTAAAAGAATGTTATGACCCTGTCACTAATGAATACTTAGGTTGTTGGAATACTATTAATACAGATAATATCCCTGAAATAGATGATGCTGAAAAATGTCTTTATGATTTCAAAGCCCAGTCAATTCAGAGTAAGGTTATTACTAATTTTATTGACTCAGTAGATAGTGGGAAGTTACGACTTCTTTGTAAAAAAACTGACGGTGACTTTACATTAAAAGACAGAGAAAAACCCGAATTAAATATTTTACCTTTTGTCCAAACCGATTTATTATTTGAAGAAGTAGCAAATTTAAAACTTAAACATCTGAATAATGGAGCATTAACTGTCGAAAAGGTAGTTAAAAAACTTGATAAGGATAGATGGAGTTCTTTGGCATATTTGATTTGGTATATTATTGAATTCAAGTCTAATATCAAAAAAAATCAGTTTAATGCACAAGATTATACAAAAGCCCTTTCAAAATTAAATCAACGACCTATTATGTATTAGGACTGGAGGTGAGGAAAACATTGAGTGAAACCAACTCAACTGGAATATATTCAAACGAACAACATCTCAAAGATGAAAAAGAATTTAATAAAAATTTAACAACTGGTAGTTTTAATGTCAGTGATTTGTCAAATTTCAAGCGGTTGATGGTTCATGATTTATGCATGGATAATGTATTAGAGACGTATAGAGTTGGAAACTATACATTAACTCAAGTAAAAAATGCACTACTCTCACCAGCCTCAAACACAGAGATTTTACTAGGTGCTAGTGAGCATTTAATGAGAATCTCGCCGCATTATAATCGCCTAAATACATATATCAGCAACATGGCTCTATTTAATTGGGATGTTGATGTCTATGATATAAAGAATACATACAAATCAAATATTTTAATTGAGTCATATTCTAGTCTTTGTTCGCAACTAGAAAAAATGAACTTGAAGCATGAATTCGTAAAGATTGCTAAAGCATTACCGTGTCAAGACATATACTATGGGGTTGTTTGTGAAAATAAAAAAAATGATTTTTTTATTCAGTCACTTAGAAGTTCGATGTGTAAACTAGTTTCTACTAATGGAGTTTATAATTTCAAAATAAATCTCAGCCTAATTAACGCTTCTAATATTGGAGCATATCCTGATTATATCAAGAAAGAATACATTAAGTTTCATGAAGGCAAGGGTTCTAATTGGTATACCCCACCTTACGACAAGCAGATCTGTATCAAATTGAATCAGCATTTAACATATCCGTTTCCAATGCTCCTTTCTATTATAGAGGATATATTTGATTTAGACACCTATAAAAAATTAAAATTGCAGTCTGCGAAAACTGACAACTACAAAGCCATTGCTGTTGAAGTTCCTATTGATGATACAACGATTGATAAACCACTTTTGACACCACCAACTCTAGGTGCATTTGCAGAAATGAATCGTGCAAGCTTGAATGAAAATGTTGGAATGTTACATACTCTTGGTTCTAAGGCGGTTCCTATATCCTTCAAGGATTCAAACAACTCACGAAATAATGTGGCTGATTCTACTGATGACTTATATAACTCCTCAGGTATTAGCCATGAACTATTTAATGGTTCCAGTAGTGGTACTGCTCTTGCATATTCTATTGAAAATGATTCTGGAATATGGTACGGAGTTTATCGCCAATTAGAACGTTGGCTCAATAGATTTATTCGTACTAGAAATTTCAATAAACCATCTTTTAAATTCGCTGTAACATTACTTGACATGACAATTTATAATCGTGATAAAGTTATAGATAGATACCTAAAAGCTGGACAGAACGGTATCCCCATAAAATCAAAGCTTATGTCGTCACTAGACCTTCCCCCATCACGAGTTTATGGTGCAATTATATTGGAAAAAGAATTATTCAAGTTACATGAAAATGTAATACCACTCACTACCTCTTATACACAAAGTTCTGAATCTGAAGGTGGGCGACCCACAAATGAGTCACAAGGCAAAACATTAAGTGATAGTGGTGAACAGACTCAGAAGAACGATTCTAACTCTAAGAGATAAAGAAAGGTGGCGACATATGAATAAATACAATATTCCTGTCATGTTTGAAAAAATAGAAGAAAATACAAATGGCGATTCACGTTTTACTAAAGTTAAGATATGGCTGATGCATACAGGAAAAAATCACAATGGTTCTGACTTTGCGAAAAAACCTGTTGAAGATGCAATCCCTTCTCTTGAGTATATTCCCATCGTGGGATTTATCAAAACTAATTCTGAAGGTGATGAGGATTTTAGCCAACACAAATATATTCTAACTAAAAAGGATGGCGAAGTCGTTAGTAAATATATCGGTTCTGCATACGGAGTAATCTATAGTACGAATGATAATGATGCACACTTTGAAAGTAAAGTCTGTGACGATGGCAAAACTAGAGAGTTTCTAGTTGTCAAAGGACATATATGGAATCAGTTTGAAGATTCTGCTGAAATTATGAATAGAGATTTAGTTAAAAGTCATAGTATGGAATTAGACCCTGATAATGTTGAAGGTTATGAGGATGAAGATGGTATTTTTCATTTTACTAAATTCTCATTTAGAGCCGCTTGTATACTTGGTCAAGATTATGAACCCGGTATGGAAAGCTCTACAATCGAAGTACAATTTGATAATAATAATATTGATTTCACTAAAAATATTAGAAATGAACTTGAGACAATGATGCTTGAGTTCATGAAAGAAAAACAAAAAGGAGGAAGACCATTGGATCTAAAAGAACCAAATAAAACAGACTTTTCATTAACTAACCATGAACAGTTAAATGAAATGTCTAATGTAGTTTATGCCATATCAACGACAAAAGACAGATGGGGCGACGAAGTTGGACAATATTTCATGTTAGATATTCAAGGTGACGAAGTTATCTGTTGTGACAGATGTGATAATTATAACACATATTCATTTACATTCTCACAAAATGGCGACAAAATAATCATTGATGCAGAATCAAAGAAAAGAAAGAAAATTCAATATGTAGATTTTGAAGAAGGTGCCACAACTCAAGTTGATGGTGCTTTTAATTTTGAAAAAATGGCAAATGATTTCATTGAAACTATTGATACATTACGTTCAGATAAAACAAGTATGGCAAATGAATATGTTGCTATCAAGGATAAACTTGGTGAAATTGAGCCTAAGTACAATGATTATGTTTCTAAAGAAAAAGAACAAATCGAAAAAGAAACATTATCACAAAAGCAAGCATTGTTTGAAAAGTTCGCAACTAGCCTCTCTGACAACGAAGATTTTACTGCTCTAAAAGAAAAAATGAATGATTATAGTTTCGAGGAGTTACAGGGTAGATGTGCTGTGATGTTTGCTGATAAAGCACTAAATACCGATTTTTCAAAGAATAGTAACAATGCCGATATAACACTGGGTATTCCAGATGACATTGAGGGTACTGACACTTATGTAAATAAGCGTTACGGAATCATATCAAAATAACAGGAGGAATTAAGAATGGCAAAAAGAGGTGTAATCGAATCTATTAACATGAAAAGTACATCAGGAGCAGCACGGATTTATGATGCTGTATTTGATGAAGACTTGGACAATGGTACTATTGGTCATTTAGATGGTTTAGACGTTGATGGTTCTACTATATACAAATTTAAAAAAGGATATAGTTCGGCACATGGAAAAACGTTGGTGATCGTAGATGACCCAGCTTGGTCTTATGATGATGGCAAACGAACCAATCAACGAAGAGATAAATTTTATATTCCTGCTGGAAAGATTTTTAGAGTTAGAACATTGGAAATCGGAGATGAATTTGGTATTAATGATGCCCTGATAGGAATGGGGGCGTTGGGCGGTGCCGAATTGACAACTGGATTTACATTACAAGTTCCAACCAATGACGGAAAATATCATATCGTCTTAACAGAAGCAGGGCTTGTTTCGGGCGTGCCTACTTTCCAAATT